TGGTAAATATGCCCATCACTATCTGAAGGTGGCGCTGGTGTGACATTACGGAGCGTGGATGCTGGGATGCAACTATCAATAGAGATATAAAAATTTTCTTAAAAACGAATAGTCCCCCCATCCCCCCCGCCTCTTTTTTGTTTCAAATCGTAAGTTTATGTAATTATTATATATTTATATATATAAAACGGGTTATGAATATTACGGTATTAGATAAGTTAGAAAAGGGGTTTATTAAGTTTGATTGGGGAAGGTATATCAATCGATACTATTTAACTACCAAACAGTTAGAAAGGATAATTGATAAAATTGAAGCCTTTGCTGAAAACGATACCGCATCCGAATTGGTCTTATTTAAGTTAGATTCCCAACCTATTTATATTACAGTCACTGCGGATACCTATGGGTTATTGTTAGATTGGATTACTAAACGATTATTACTAACAGAAGATTATGAATTATGTAGTAGGATAGTATTATTAAAAACTAAATTATAGTATATTTATACATAACAAAACGAAATAAAATATTATGAAAACAGTACTAATAGGTTCAGATTTTATGTATGATAAAGATGGTGTATTAAAACCCATTGAAATCAATACGAATGTTGGGTTTACAAAAGATCATCTTGAAGATATTAATGATATATTTGATACCACTTATGTGGAAGAGTTCGTTACTCAAAACGGATTTACAAAAATAGATTATATAGGCTCTTCTACCACAATTAAAGATATATTTACAAGTATGTCCATTGATTTAGGTATTGGATTTGAATATCATCAAGTAGAAACTTTGGCTATTACAGTACCATTTGTTGAGGATATTGAAACTAATTTAATTATTAGAAGTGCGTATGATACCACCGCCTTAGTTGATGATTCATATTGTAGAGATAAAATTGGATTCCTAAATCTAATCAAATCCGAATCATTTGGGGCACAGTTTGCATATCTAAATGAAGAGGATGAATTAGTAAATAATATTACCACAATACCAAATAACGGAGTACATCCAAACTTTATATTAAAGGCAAGGTATCCCACATATGATAAAGGAGTATATCCTAAACTATATAAAGTTACCACACAATCAGAATTAGATACTGTATTACAAAATGTTACGGATGAGTATTTCATAATGGAGTATTATTACAATCCATTATATAATATAAACGGTAAAGTAACTAAAAAAAGAAGTCTAAATATACTATATCCACCCACATTACAATCTATTCCTTTCGGAAAATACACTGATACTACTACACAAAAATTAATAAATACACCAGAATACGATGCTACTACATTTGAATTAGTCGATTATTTGAGAAATGCATATATAACAACAATTGGTGGTAATATTAATAGACCTAAATTGTTAGATACCGATTTAGTGCAAATGGAAGATGGTACATTTAAGACTGGGTTAGATTTACAAGTTGGTGATATTATTAGAACCATAGATATACCAAACGCTACTAATGTAGATAGTATAAGTGAAGCGGTAAATTATCTAATTGATTTGGATACTTTCATTTCCGGCTCAACTTATTCTACCAACGCGGTTACAGCAAAAATTGCAGTTGATGTAACCACACCAATTATTGAAATATTATTTAGTGATGGCAGTACGTGGGAAGATACCATAACATCTTTTTATTTAGTTGAAAGAGATAACGAGGTTAGGTTTATAAGACTTGATGCGTTATTAGGCGGTGATGTAGTCTTATTAATTGATACATCAGATGATACTAACGTTAAAGTTGTACCTAAATTAGTCGAATCTACTACAACTCTAGATAAAGAATTTTCTGGATGGGTAATAGCAGTAGAGAGAAGGCATATATTTTTAACAGTTACCGATAGTAGTACTCAAAATTTATCATATGCAGCAATTGAACATAACTCCGGTGAGTACTGCCTCAATAAAGGTGGTTGTAATTCTACTCTTGCATGTGGTCCAGGTGAGTACTGTAATGGGGCTACATGCAGAATATGTTAATAAATATAATTTGTCCATCCATTTAGATATATAAATAAAATCATTAATTAAAAATAGCATGAACGAAGAAACTCAAGAAATTAATGATATAATGACGGCAATAGGTTCGTTAATTGTATCCACAAACAGTTAAAATTCATTTATAATGGATGTTATAGAAATAATAAATGCATGGAAAATTGCTAACAATCCCACGCCCAAACAGGAAGAATTAGCGGAATTCCGCGGTAAAATATGTGACGGGTGTCCATCAAAAAAAGTTATAACTAAAAAATTAAAACTTGCAACCATATGTGGTGAATGTGGGTGTCCAATAGCAAAAAAAATATTTACCCCTAAATTTAACGCGTGCCCGTTGGGTAAATGGGAAGAGGTTGATAGTTTATTTATTAAAGAAAAAAAATCATCAACACTAATATAGTATGTCCTTACTAATCAATGATGATTTAATATGGATTTCAGTTCCTAAGTGTGCATCGGTGTCAATTGAACGAGCATTAATAAATTCAGAGTTAGATATTAAACTATACTTAGAATATAAATATAATCTACAAAAACTAAATAGACACATGCACTTTGAAAGACATTTGTTATTTAACGAATTTGGAATTAAATCAACCGTATGTATAACTAGAGATTGGTTTGATAGGTGGGTAAGTGCATTAGAACATTTATGGGCAACATTTAATAAATTTAAAATAAATCCTTTAATTGAATGGGAAGAAATAGATAACGAGTTTATTATTAATACTTTTAATAGTGAATTTGGTAAAGTATTAACCCATACCAGTAATTGGGATGATATTTTATTAAAATTACTAAAAAATTCAGAAAATATTATTGATGGTAATATAAACAATACATCAAAATATTTAGGTGTGTTTACGTCGCAAAAATATTGGAAAGAAAATCAACCATGTACATACGAATTTAATATAAAAGAACTTCATAAATTTGAACAATTTATACAAAAACGGTATGGAGTTTCTTTTAATTTAGAACATTTAAATTCAACACCAAAAATAAAAAATAAAATAGAAATAAATGATGAATTAAAAAATCATTTATGGAATATATTTGAAAAACCATTTGAAAAACGAAATTCATTAATTTAATTATATAATACGAATGAAAGGTAATGAAGAACTAATAATAACAGATGATTATATAAAATTATCAACGGATAATGATACTAGTGCGGTTATGCATATTGGTGAACGGTCTCTGATGAATAAACTGGCTGAAATTGTTACTCAAAATGGTGGTGATATTTTGGAAATTGGATTTGGTATGCACCTTTCAGCAGATGCTATACAATCCAATCCAAATGTAACATCACATACTATAATAGAAAATCATCCAATACAATATGAAAGAGCATTAGAATGGGCAAAACTTCAAAAAATAAAAACAACAATCATATTAGGTGATTGGTTTATGTTATTACCATTAACTGATATAAAATTTGATGGAGTTTTACATGATACACATTTAGACCCAAATATTTCAAAATTTTTAGATTATATAAAAGATAATTGTAAAATTGATACAATCGTTGGATTTTTTGAATATCATAACTTTAATGGTAAAATGGATGGTTACCGATATAAACTACCAGAAGAAGAATATAAAAGCATACCATATAAAAAAAATAAAGCTTTTTCAATTAATCAATTCGAATTAAAATATACTACATTTAACGGAACTAATTTTTATAAAAAATCCGAAATTAAAAGTTTAATATAATGGAAATTAATTTAAAAAATTATGTGTGTAATGTACCATTCAACGCATTGGAGATACACAATAATGAATATTTTCTATGTTGTCCATCTTGGTTAAATGTTTCATTTAAACGTGATGAATATACATTAGGTGAAATATGGAATAGTGAACCTGTTCAAGAAATTAGAGAAAGTCTATTGGATGGTTCATTTAAATATTGTAATAAAGAACTTTGCCCATTTTTAAGTAAATTGGTTAATCACGGGATAGCAACAGGTCCAATAAGTTTGAAAACACCAGATACGGCTATAAATATTAAAAAAATTATAAAAAATAACACGCCTAATGTGTTAATGATGAACTTTGATAGGACTTGTAATTATAAATGCCCATCTTGTAGAATTGATTTAATTGTTGAAAATAGTAATGGGATTAAACGGATAGAGAAAACAATAGAGGAAATTGATACCCACTATTCCGCAAATGTAAAAAGGTTATATATAACCGGTTCAGGAGACCCATTTGTTTCGGTTGGGTTTAGAAATTATTTAAAAAATTTTAATCCAAAAAAATACCCTAAATTACAGGGAATTCATCTGCATACAAATGCATCAATGTGGAATAAAGAAATGTGGGATAGTATGTCAACCGTTCATAAGTATGTAACAACTTGTGAGATATCAATAGATGCTGGAACGAAAGATACATATGAAAACAAAACCAGATTAGGTGGTAAGTGGGATACCTTAATAAATAATTTAAATTTTATTTCTACAATAGAAACATTGAAATCGGTAAAAACATCGTTTGTTGTCCAAGATAGTAATTATATGGAAATGGAATTATTTTATAATTTAATGTATTCTATTTTTGGTAAAAAAGTAAATGTTTTTTTTGGTAAAATAACAAATTGGGGTACATTTTCAGAAGGGGAGTTTAAATTAAAACAAGTATGGGATACGGAACATCCGGAACACCATTTATTTAAAAAAGAATTTAATAAGATATGGAAAAACACAAATCTATTTCATAATTTATATGAGTTTATTGATACTACAAAAAAAACTTTAATATAATGAAAGTTCTATTAATTACATTGCCTAGAACAGGCTCATCATCATTATTAAAAAAAATAGCAGAAGAACAAAATTTAATTTCAATAGTCGAACCATTCAATAATGTTAATGGTAATTTAGAAAAATACAAATATTATAATTGGGAAAATGCAAACAATATATGCGTTAAAACGCATATAAATCATAAAGATGTAACATTCTATTTAGACTTTGTTAAATTTTTTGATAAAGTAATTTTATTATCTAGAAAAGATTTAAATGCATTAGCGGAAAGTTTATCCTACGCAAATCATTTTCAAAATTTTACGGAAAAATATGAATGGATTGATACACCCAATCTTAATGAAAATATTAAATTAGTAAAAGAATTTAATAAAAAATTGTCTAAATTATCTAAATTAACCAATATTAAAATTTCATATTATGAGGATTTGTTTAATTCAAAATCGGAAGATAAATTAAGAAAAAATGATTTTAAAAGAAAAAATATTATTTAGTAAAGAGGAGTGTGATAAAATTATATCATATGTTACCCAATGGAATGATAGAGAAATATCGGTTAATTATAATGCCAAACACAACAAAATAGGTGGTAAAATGCTATCACATACTTTAATTTGGAATAATAAAAATAAATGGTTTGTAGAAAGAATAGTTAATTGGGTAAATACGATACCAAATATTAAAAAAATAATTAATAATAATATATTTGCAGCATATAGAAATTATAAAAAAGGTGATTTTTTTATAAAACACGATGACCATATAAAGAACGGGACGGAACGAATATATACAATTGGAATTCATTTAAACTCAAAAGAAGATTTTACAGGTGGTAATTTTAAAGTATATAGCAGTGATAATGAACTTATAATAGATTTTGAAACAGGCAAAGTTTATATTTTTGAATCATCAACACCACATTCCGTTGAATTAATAACAAGTGGAAATAGGATAACATTGATGTTATTTATTGAAAAACAAAATTTAAGTAATGAAATTATTAAGTCAAAAAGTATTATTTAATAAAGAAGAATGTGAATCTATAATATCATATAACAACACACATATTACAAATTGGAAAATGGGAGATAGAAATTATAATTCACAACCAATTAATTATTCATTAGAAACCAATTGGTTATTTGATAAACTTAAAACGTTTTTTGAAGAACAATCAAACATACAGATAAAAAAAAATAAAGAAGTTATTCATTTTCATAAATTTGTAAAAGGTGATTGGTTTGGAAAACACAAGGATATTCAAGAAAATAGATTGTATACAGTGGGTGTATTGTTAAATGATGATTTTGAAGGTGGTGATTTTAAATTATACAACTCAAATGAAATTATTTTAAATAAAGTTATTGGGAATACATATTTATTTGATGTAAGAATAGACCACGAAATAACCCCAATTTTAAAAGGTGAACGATTTTCATTATTGTGGTTTTTGCAAAATGAACATATAAAAATAGAAAGAAATAAATTAATATGAAACCATTAGAATATTGGAATCCCGAAGGATTTGAAATTTCATCTTACAAATATTCATTAAAAGAAAGGGTAAATCAAACTTATAAAACCTCCGGTGGAGATAATACTAATATATGTACCTACACATATAATGAATTGGGATTTAGAGGTGATAGTATAAATAAAGAGGGGTTTAAGGTAATGTCATTGGGTTGTTCAATTACGGAAGGAGTTGGTGTAAATGATGATGAAACTTGGCCAGCACAATTTTGTGGTCATATTGAAAATGGGGTGAATTTAAACTTTGGAACAGGAGGAAGAAGTAACGATTTTATATGTAGATGTCTAATGAGTTATTATGATTTAATTAAACCTGATTTGGTTTTAATAATGTATACATTTCCACCAAGAAGAGAAATTTATACTACCAATAATGGTATTGAACCATATATACCAACTAGAGTTTGGGGTAAGTTATTAGAAACGCAAGAAGGTAAAAATATTCAAAGTGGTTTAGATATTTTACAAAATAATAATTCAGATTTTATAAATTGGTATAAAAACCATATGTTAATAAAATTATTTTTAGAATCAAAAAAATGTAATTGGGTTTGGGATGGTAAACATTTACTAACCAACTACACTGAATTTAATAGATTTACCACATTAGATAATTTTAAAATGGATTTAGGTTCTGATAAGTTACATCCAGGCATTGAACATCATAAACATTATGGTAAAGTATTATTTGATTATATTTCAATAAAATTCCCAGCATATTTACCAAAAAAAACAGAAAGTAAATTAATATAATTTTGGTAATGTAACATATTTTTCGTATATTAGTATATGATAATACTCCCACAAACCGCAATAACAGATTCTAGTTTCGATAGATGGAAATCACATAGAATTGAAGTAAATAATAAATTTGAAAAATACTACTACCATATAATCCCACTGATTGATGTTGGCGCTAATGAAATCGAAAAGATTGATTCAGTGCCTATTATAATTTCATCAGCTTCTGATGAATATTTAGATTCTGATGGAAACCCTGCTTACAATATGAGATTATTTGTTTCAGACGATGATGATGATATTGATGAGTTACCACCAATAACTACGGAAGAAGAAATTGAAATTCTGTATAAGATTTTAACAAAAAAAGATCTATTTGTATAAATGACTTGTTAAATTGGAAAATTTTTCGTATGTTTGTATTGTTATTTTACTACTCTATACCCGGTATAAGACAGTTTATAAAAAAAGTAATATAAAATAAAGTTAATTAAAATCTAAAATAAAATTCAAAAATGAAACAAAAGACAGAAAAAGAACTAATAGAAAATTACGATAAGTTTATTAGATTGATTAATAAATACTTTACAGGTGAACGATTAGATAAAATGTTATTTATGTATTCAGCAAATGAGTTAGGTGGTAATTTAACAGTTTCACCTGCATCTGGTAATTTAAATTATCATAATGCTTATAAAGGTGGGTATATTGATCATATTTTTAATGTTTCTAAAAATGCAATTCAAATGAAAAAGACATTTGAAGAAGCAGGTGGTATTTGTGATTTTACAATGGATGAATTATTATTTGTATCTATTCATCATGATTTAGGAAAATTAGGTACAAAAAATGAATTACATTATTCAGAAAATAATTCAGATTGGCATATTAAAAATAGAGGTGAAGTATTTAAAAGAAATGAAGCAAACTCATTTATGACAATTACTGATAGAACTTTCTTTTTATTAAATCAATATGGTATTACTTATAATGAAAATGAATACTTTGGTATAAAATTAACAGATGGGTTGTATGATGAAGATAATGAAAAATACTTTAAAGTATATGATACTACTAAATATCTACGTTCAAATATTCAGTATATAATGCATTGGGCAGACCATATGAGTACCATTATTGAAAGACAGAATTACTTAAAAGGAGTATAATTAAAAGTAATTATATAATTAGTGTATGGGTAGGGTATCTATTATTCTACCCATTTTTATTTATTAAAATATATATTAATATGATTTATAAAGAAAAAGTAAAAGGATTACTATCTACATTAGAAGGAAAAATCCGAGTAATTGAAGCCGTTGCAAACGGTTCAATGCAGGTATCAAACAAAGATGTATTACAGATTATCAGTGATACTAAAAAAATTAGAGAACGTATTGAAGAATTGGTTGATATTGAACGTTAAATATAAATTAGTTCAATTAAAAAAATAACTATGAATTGGATTAAATCGTTAGTAGGTGTTTCGGCACTGATTGTTGCTGGATGCGCTGCATATTTTTCCGTAACTGGGTTAGGGGTATTATTTTCAGGCGCATCAGATGAGGTAATGATAATGGCTTCATCATTAGAATTAGCAAAATTAGTAACTGCAACCTATTTAAAACAAAAATGGGATGAAATTAAGGGTGTTATTAAATGGTATTTGACCGCATCTGTAATTGTATTGATGTTAATTACCTCCGCAGGTATTTTTGGATACCTTTCAAACGCTTTTCAACAACAAAATTTAAAGTTAGGTCAAATTGAAAGAGAGATTTCTGTATTTCAAACTCAAATTACAACAAACGAAAGTGAAATTAATCGTTTTACTACCCAAATAACTAATTTACAACAAATTCGTAACTCACAGGAAGAAAATATATCCAAAGTAGTTGAAAGGAATGGTTCAACATCTCGGTTAAGTATTATGGTTCGTAATGCTGATAAGGAAATTAGTGTTATATCAGCTAAAATTAATACTCTCGCAGAAAAAAATAACAAAAATTACGAAGAAATCAATAAAATCAAAAATAACAACATAGAAACCGAAAGAGAAGTAGGTGGTTTTAGGTTTGTAGCAGAAGCATTTGGGTTAGAACTGAATAATGTTGTTAAATTTTTCATATTACTGATAGTAGTAGTGTTTGACCCCTTAGCAATTGCACTTATTATAGCATTTAATGGTTTAATTGAAACCCCTAAACAAAAACAAAGAAGAATTTTAGGTGAAATGATGGAAAACGACCAAAAATTAGGTTTGTATGAGGTGTATGGCGATACTAAAGAAGATATAGTAGAAAATATTTCACAAAATACCGAAGTTAGTGGAAAAATTTCACCATTAGAAGAAGAAATTCCCGTTATAGTGGAAAATAATCTACAAGAAGAACAGCAATCTCCAAATCTAATATGGGAAGAGTTTATGCACCCATCTTTTCCTTGGCAAAAACGAAATTTATGGATAAATAACCCAAAAGCGGTACAATATTGGATTGCATCCCAAAATGGTAATATGAAAGAGTTTAACCGTATTAAAAATGAAGAGGAAAATATAAAAAAATATTAAATTTGGAAATATAAAATATTTATCGTATATTAGATGTATGAATTTAGGATATGCCTGTATAAATATGACAATTGGTAAGAGTATTACTACAAATCGTACTATGATTAAGCGAACTTACCAACAAAAAGGTTTAGATTATGTATCTGAACTTGCATTACTCAATGCAAAAGATATTATTAAGATTTTAGAGTGGAATAGGTTAAATGGGATTAAATTCTTTCGTTTATCTTCTTCAATTATTCCGTGGGGAGACCACATTGATTTAACTCAATTAAAAGATTATAAAGAAATCAAAAGTGAGTTAAAAAACGCAGGTGATTTCGCAAAGTTTCACAATATTCGTATCACTTCACATCCCGGTCCTTTTGTAGTACTACCATCTCCTAACGAAGAAGTGGTTCTAAACTCTATTGCAGATTTAGAATTGCATGGTAACGTATTTGATATGATGGGGTTATCAAAAACACCGTATAATAAAATAAATATTCATTGTAATGGTGTATATGGAGATAAACAATCTGCTATGGATAGATTTATCAAAAACTTCAAAAGACTCTCCAAATCAGTGCAAAATAGACTTACCATAGAGAATGATGATAAGGCATCTATGTATTCAGTTAAAGACCTTATGTACATACATAAAAAGACTGGAATTCCTATTGTTTTTGATTACCACCATCATCAATTTTGTACAGGTGATTTATCGGAAGAACAGGCATTAAAATTAGCATCAACAACTTGGCCTAAAGATATTACACCAGTAGTTCATTATTCGGAAAGTAAAGCATTACATGAAAATAACCCAAAAGAAAAACCACAAGCTCACTCCGATTATATTACAACCCTCCCTAATACATACGATATGGGTGTGGACATTATGGTTGAAGCAAAAGCAAAAGAATTAGCAATATTACCATTTATAAAATAATATGAAATATAAAACCTTAATATGGTCTGGTTGCTCTCATTCATATGGTAGTGGTATGTTTGATGAAAACAATCATAGAGAAACGGAAGATTTATATACAAAACCAGTTGAATGGTGTAATCCAAAATGCTATAAAGATTTTCCAAATGCAATATCAGTTAAAGATGCTATGAGAGATGTAGCAGCTAGAGCATACCCCAATCAAATTGGAAAAGAAATGGGGTTTGAAAATACATACAATCTTTCTATTCCTGGTAAAGGAATAGAACCTCAATTTAGAAAAGTAACTTCATTCATCATTAATAATGAAGATACTATTGATTTTACTAAAGCAGTATTTTGTTATCAGTTACCAGCTTTTAATAGAGTTGAAATATTAGATACTACAAATAATAATAAAAATCAAATTGATTTTTTAAATTATAATTTTCAAACATTAGAAGAAAATGATGAGATATCAATGTATTATTTTTTAAATCATTTTGATTTTGATTATTATATTGCAAAATTTTTAATGTATTTGTATGAATATAAAGGATTTATAGAATCAAAAGGAATTAAATTTTTACCATTTACTTTTATAAATGGACCAGTATTAAATGAATACAAAGAAATCTGGCCATATTTAAAATCCGAAGATTATATGACGGGAATCAATGGAATGAATCCAACACGAATGTGGGAGCAAGTTGATGTACGCTTTCCAAAAAGAATAACATTAATAGAAAAAATAGAGTTTTGGAATATAAATTGGGAATATCCAAATAAAGTAAAATCATTAAAAGAAGAAGGATATTGTAATGATTGGCATTTTTCACCAAAAGGACATGATGCACTAGCTCAAAATTTAATACCACAATTAAAAGAAAAATTAGAAATATGAAAAAATAATATGAAACTAATAATAGAAAAAAACCAATTAGGACTTACAGATAAACAGTTTGTAGAATATTTAAAAACACCAATTCAAAAAACAGAAATGACTGCTTCTGAAATAGATGAATTACATAACACATTGGAAAATGGTTTAACAAAGTTTGGAGGTTTGGGTATATCTGCCACACAGTTGGGAATTAAAAAAAGAGCCTGTTTTATTAAATTTGGTGATGATGAAAAAGGAAGAGAATTATTGTTAATTAATCCAGTTATTACCGAGCGTTCTAAAGATGGGTTTTTATTTTACGAAGGATGCCTTTCAATACCATCCACAATGAAACAACCTATTAGAACTATACGTGCTTGTAAAGTAGTGGTACAATCCGATAATATGGGTGAATTGGTTTTTGAAATAAACACAGAAGGTGATAAAGATCAAGTTTCAGTAGAAACTATGATGACAGTTTTGGTTCAACATGAAATTGATCATTTAGATGGAATTACTGTTAAAGATAGACAATATACGACTACTATTAAAAGTAAAGTAAATTATGGTAGAAATGATAAGGTAGTAATGAAATCTCCAAACGGTGAGTTGGTGGATATCAAATATAAAAAGGCTAACGAATATTTTTTAAAAGGGTACGAAATCGTTTAATATATGGAAATAATAATAATAACACTATTTACTATAATTCTCTTAGGTGCGATTTGGGCAATCTATAATCTTATAACAAAATTAGAAAACTACGAAGATGTTATTGATGATTATGAAAAATTTATAGAAACAGAATTAATAAGAAACGAAGCATTACTGGAAGCATTAAGACAGATAGATAACCGTCAAATGTTTGAGAAGGATGATGAAGTAGGATCTATTTTTTATCAAATAAAAGAAACTATTGAAAAGTTCAAACTCAAACAAAATGATAATAAAGAAGAAGAGAAATAAACAATATTTTACAAAAGATACCGAAAATGCGATTGTAGAATATAATAAATCAGAAACACAATTAGAAAAGGATAAAATATATAAAGATAGAATTAAACCTGCATTTGATAAATTAGCCGAAATAGTTTACAATAAGTGGAAGTTTAGTTACTTTGATGATGATCCACAGGATGTAATGTGTGAAACGGTTGCCTTTATGATTGAAAAGATACATATGTATCAAGAGGGTAAGGGTAAGGCATTTTCATATTTTACAATCGTTGCTAGAAATTATTTAATTCTAGCAAATAACTCCAACTATAAACGGTACAAAGATACCGATATTATGTCACATATGCCGCAAGGGTGGGATACTGAAAATAATTGGAAAGAAGAAACTAAAAATGATGAATATAAAACATTCAATAAACGAATGTTAGAATATTGGGATGAGCATTTGGAAACTCATTTTCCAAAGAAAAGAGATATGCAAATTGCAGATGCCGTTTTAGAACTCTTTAGAAGGGCAGAATTCATAGAAAATTTTAATAAAAAAAGTTTATATCTACTTATTAGAGAGATGACCGGCTATCCAACTCATTATGTAACAAAGGTTGTTAATAAAATGAAAGAAACTCAAACTGTTTTATTTAATCAGTTTATGGATGAAGGTGATATAGAAATTTAATAAAGATATGATACAGTTAGGATTATCCGCATTTTATCACGATTCATCGGCTGCTTTATTGATAGATGGTAAGGTAGTTGCTGCAATTGAAGAGGAAAAGATTAGTGGTATTAAGCACGATAATTCATTTCCAATACAGGCTATTAAATGGTGTTTAGAATATGCAAATAAATCAATATCAGATGTCGATGTTGTATGCTGGTATGAGGATCCTGATTTAAAATATGATAGAGTATCTAATACGTTAGGTAAGAGATGGATATCTAAAAATAAAACCTGGAATAAATTTAAAGATATATTTTCTAAAACAGAAGGTGATTTAAAAAATTATTTAAAAAATGAAATCAATTATACCGGCGAATTGGTATATGTAAAACACCATTATTCACATTTGGCATTTTCATTTTATACATCACCATACAAAAAGGCATTAGGAGTATCAATCGATGGCGTTGGTGAATGGGATACTGCATTATTTGCAATATGCGATGCTAATGGATTTACTGAAATAGATACTATAAAATTCCCACATTCATTAGGATTAGTATATTCAACTATAACTGCATATTTAGGATTTAAACCAAACAGTGGTGAGTATAAAGTAATGGGGTTAGCACCATATGGTGATTCCAAAGAATACGAATATGTCTTTGATAAAATAGAAAAGAATTCAAAATCATTATTTGAGATTGTAAAAAAGTATTTTACGTGGGAGTATTCTAATACTGAAATGTTTACCTATGAATTAAATAAACTTATAGGATTTCCAACCAGATTACCAGAAGAACCGATTGAACAATGCCATATGAATTTGGCAGCATCTTTGCAAAAATGGTATGAAAAAAAATTCTATTTTATATTAAACAGATTATCATCCAATGTAGATGATAAGAATTTGGTATTAGGAGGAGGATGTGCGTACAATGGTACGGCGAATGGTAA